AGTTTGTAGTTGTATCTCCATTTTGGAATGCAGAAAATTATATATGTACGTGTATCGAAAGTGTTGCAGCACAAGACTATGACAATTATACACATGTGTTAATAGATGATTGCAGTACAGACAATGGGTTTAACCGAGCAAAGGAATTAATAAACTCTTTTAGCGACGAACTAAAGAAAAAATTTGTTCTGATTAAAAATCCAAAAAACCGCGGTGCAATTAAAAATCAAACTGCAGCAATAGCAGATTATGCATCTGACGACGACGTTGTTATGTTGTTAGACGGTGACGATTGGTTGGTTAACAACAATACAATTTTTCAATATTACAATGATATCTACAATCAAGGTTATGAATTCACATACGGCAGTATGTGGAGTGTAGTAGACAATATTCCGTTGATCGCACAGGATTATCCAAGTGAAGTAAAACAAAATAAAACTTATAAAAATTATAAATTCAATTGGAATATTCCTTACACTCACTTTAGAACATTTAAGAAACATCTGATAAACACGGTAAATGACGCTAGCTTTAAGGACAGTTCAGGAAATTGGATGCAAGCAGGTGCTGATGTACCTTTGTTTTACGAGTTAATAGAACGTGCATCGCCTGACAAAATTTATTGTAATAAAGAAATAGTGTATAACTATAATGATGCAAATCCACTCAATGATTATAAAGTCAAACAAGATGAACAAAACAAAAATGCTGCATCCGCAATAAACAAAGTTACCACAAAAAATGATAACCCTGTAGCTGCAGCAATCAACAAAATGAATATAACAGTACCAGACATGCATAAAAAAAGAATTTTAATCGCTATACCTACAAACAAATATATCGAGCCTGAAACATTCAGATCAATATATAATCTAGAAGTACCAAACGGATATGAAACAGAATTTCAATTCTTCTATGGTTATCAAATTGATCAAATTCGAAACTTAATTGCCGATTGGGCCAAACACTATGATTATCTATTAAGTGTAGATAGTGATATTGTGTTGCCCAAGGACAGCCTCAAAAAAATGTTATCTGCAAACAAAGACATTGTTAGTGGTTTGTACATACAAAGAATACCAGGTAAGCAAACGGTAGAAATTTATGAAGATACGCCCAATGGTGGTGTGCTAAACATTCCGTATCGTCGCTTAGAGAATCAAGGCTTAGTTCAGGTTGCGGGCTGTGGGTTTGGTGCAGTACTTGTAAAAAGTGAAGTTTTTAGAAAGTTAGAATATCCTCATTTTGTTTACAAAAGCGCAATTAGTCACAGTAACACTTTTAGTGAAGATGTTTACTTTTGCAAAAAAGCAAGAGAAAAAGGATTTACAGTATGGGCAGACACTAGCATTAAGTGCGAACACATCGGACAGCAAGTGTTTAGTTTAGAAACGTTTGAAGAACGATCATTGAGAAATATATATAATCAAGATTTGTTGCCCAACAACCATAAAGAATACCTGAAAAATATGAACATAAATCCTAAGGTAGTATACGATATTGGCGCATGTGTGATGCACTGGACAAATATTGCCGATAAAATCTGGCCAGGTGCAGAGTATTATATGTTCGATGCAGTAGAAGAATTGGAATTTTTATACAGAGAGTCAAAACACAAATATCATCTTGGCTTGCTTACTGATTCCGATAATAGGTCTGTAAAATTCTACAAAGACATTACAAATGCGGGCGGCAACAGCTATTATAAAGAAAATACAATTCATTATAATGAAACACATGCTGTTCCTATGACAGGTCAGACATTGGATACTGTAGTGGAGCGTAATGGTTGGCCTACACCAGATTTAATTAAACTAGACGTGCAAGGTGCAGAATTAGATGTTCTCAAAGGAGCAGTTCGTACTTTAAAAAACTGCAAAGATATTATACTTGAAGCGCAGCACGAAAACTACAACCAAGGTGCGCCTAAGGCAAACGAAGTAATTGATTTTATGAAATCCATTGGATTTTCTTTAGTAAGTAACTTTAGTAAAAATGCACATGATGGCGATTATCATTTCAAAAGAATTTAAAATGTCTCTAGCCAATTTGGTAAATCTAGTTTGCCTTGTTGGCGCTCCCAAATGCTAGAAATTTTTTCGACCATTTCTTTTTTGTGTAAAACTAATTTAGCACCTCGATGTAGTGGGTTAGGCCATGCTCCTAGCTTAACCCATGCATAGCCCGAAGTTTCCCCGTTAGTTACCGGAACAAATTCTTCAAACACAGTAACACAAAAAGTATGATATGTAAAATTTCCGTCGTCGCTTAAAAATGTGTGTATAGGATATACTTTTTCAATGTCAGGCAATGGTCCGATTTCTTCTTTACATTCTCTAAGCAGTGTTTCGATCGGGCGTTCATTTTTTTCGCTTTTGCCGCCCCAAAAACTCCAAGTATACGGGTGAGTAGCAGTTGCACTTCTTTGTTGCAACATTATTCGCCCACTATCCAATGATAAAAAACAGCAACCACTGGCAGTAATCATTAAAGATAAAGTCTCCAAAATCCGGCATTATATGTGCCTTCATATGCATTTATCCATTGACTGCCAGTCCATTTTAGCTTATCTAACGTAAACAAGTTAGTAGTGTAATGGGTTGATGTGGTGTTGTTACTAGCATCAAATGTAACACTCCATACAGTGCCATTGAATTCAATGATATCGTTACTATCTGCGGCTATGCCTCCCCATGCACTGCCGCCCGGAATACTATTAAGCAATAGGTATCTTTGTCCGAGTGCTGCAGACGGCAAAACACTATCGCCAGGGTAGCTAATTTCTGGGTCAATCACTTTTGTAATGGGATCTTGTGTGTTTGCGGGAATAGTATCTATATCTAAAGTTACATTTAACAGCGATGCATCGGAAGTGTTTTCACTTAGCGTACCTACAATATCTAATGTAGTGTCTCCGGGATCGTCGGTTTGTTTAAGCCGAATTTGACTAATTCCGTCTCTGAGCTCACCAAAACTTTCAAGCAGTGTTTGCCATACCAATGGATCGCCGTTTTTATCAGTTGTGCCGCCTTGTCGATTTAATATTTGTGCAGTAGCATTTCCAGAATTGTCTACAGAAAATCTCATTTTGTAGTTTTCTAACGTAACAATACTATAACTTGTAAACAGTGGAGTCAGACTATTAATGTCGTCTGCGGTTTCTATGTTACGAGCTGTTCCTGTGGGAACAGTGTGAATATTAGTTAAGATAGTATGAATCATACTATTTCTTTGTACTTTAGCAGGTGGGTTAATTAATATTGGTAATTCGAAGCCAAGTGTGCTAATATCAATAATATCATCAACACCTTGCGGTATAGATCTATTACTCCATTGTGTACTAGTTAGTTCAACCACACTAAGCGTGCTCCAATCGAGCGGATTGTTGTTTGTATGAATGTTTAAGCTTGGGTTAAACAATACTAAAATTTGTTCTAGTAATTGTAGTTTTTGTTCAGTATTACTAGTCCAAATATCTACTTGCATACTTAATTTATAAGGCACAGGTTGGTGTCTTGTTAGTGTATAGATGTTTCCTTGTTCATTTTCATATGAACGAGATTTGTCGTTATACTTTTTTTCAATTACCGGTATTTTTTCTTCGTATTGAGGATAAGTTCGACTGACAGGATCTATTTGTAAACCACTAATATAACAGCTAATGAATGGTGTAGTGTTAATTACATTTTCGCTATTTTGTTTTTGTATGTGTGCTACCATACGACTTACATCGCCGTATCTGACTGGAACAGTTCTATATACGGTATTGCCTTCACTGTCTGAGCCCACTGCCACTTGAAAACCCGCAAACAATCTTATAAATTGTTGGATATATTTTCTTATTTGTTTATCATAAAAATACGGTACCGCTGTGATATTTGACATTCCAAAAAAGCCTGCTGTTTAGTATATTTATCGGTTACGGTATTAGAAGCAGTTTAGTAAATCCTGAACCTATGGCAACTGTGTTAGATCCGCCGTACGGATTTGCGTTAGCTTCTGCTGTTAGTGCCGATGTAGGCACAGTGAAATTGCCCGTGTAAACCGCAAGACCTTTTACCCAACGAAAGTTGGTTAGATTTCCCACTAGTCCTGCGTTATCAGCAGGCGTCAGAGTGTTTCCTATTGTCAGCGACGTTGTGTTATCTGTGATATCGTTGGTGTCAGTAATTTGACTTCCTAATAATGTTCCGTTCTTATATACTCGTGTCACACCGCTGGAACGGACTACGGCCCAATGTATCCAAGTGTTCACTTGGCTAGCACTGCTTGAACTATAGCGGAAACTGTCATTCGCCCAGTAGTAGAATGTGCCTGATTCTATGCTGACACCTATCTTTATAGTAGGAAAGTTGCCTACAGAGAACACACGCTGAAACTGGGGAACGGTTAAACTGCTTTGTCTGCTGAACCACTCTATGGTAAAGTCACCTGTGCCTACAGCCCAATCATTGCTGCCAGCATAGGTTATTACACCAGTAGAACTTCCGTTGAATAGATAACTATTGCCTCCGCCCCCAAAAGGACTTTCAGCGACAATGGAAACTCCGGCACCGGTCAAAATGGGCGTGGGATTGGTAAACTCGGGTGGGGTTACCGGTATGCTTCTTCTACGACCAAAGCTAAAAGAACCTGAGAATGAACTAAACATTAGAAGCCTGTTAATTGTCCAAGAACGGTGTAGGTACCGCTGTTATTGATGATACTAAAAGATACTACGTCTGTTCTATTAACACTTGGTGTAGGAGTGCTATTCCCCTGCCAATTAATTAGAATTGCAAACCCATTTATCCTTAATTCAGTAGGATAATAACCAGTCGCACCTTGATCGATAATGATAGTCACTGTAGTAGCATAACCTGATTCGAGATTTAAGTTAGTTAAATTAACAGACCAGTTAGCATCTGGGCTAGTATGGTAGAATATATGTCCTTGAGAACAGTCATGTTCTACTATACCTACGGCATCTACTTTATTTTGCACTTTTTCGTGTACGCCGTCATCTATCTTAAGAACACTGCCGACGGTGATGTTTCCGGGCGCGGTGAAGTTGCCGTCGGCACCAAATAGCCAATTATGATTGGCATTTTCTATTCCACTGTCAGATGTTAAACTAATACCCTGTCCTGCAGCCGCATCAATTCTGAATACAGGTGTTCCGGCCCCACCTTCGTCGCCAATAAAACTAGAGTCTTTGAACTGAATATAATTTGGCACACTTAGATCGCCGTTGATGTCAAACGTCCAGGTCTTGGCTGTGTTAGCGACATCAGTGTGTATTTCCAAATTGGCAACGGTGTTGATGGTGCTGTCTACTGTGTCGTTGAGTTGTATGTAGGTATTACTATTGGGTTCAGCACCGAGCACCAGAGTGCTGGCGCTAGCAGTGCCAGTGATGTCCCCTGCCACCACTATGTCGCCGGGAGCCTGCAACGTGCCATCCTCTCCAAACAACCATTCATATGCCTCGTTATTAAAGTCAGTCTCTATGGTGATACCGCTGGTGCGACTATAGTTGCGCAGACGCATGTTGCTACGGCCGTCAATGTAGATATCGTCGCCAGACTCTAGTCTGATATCTCTGCGAGTGTTGACACGGAAGTTGCTGTCGTCCAGGGCTATGGCATAACTGTTGTCGTTTCTGTCTAATTCCAATGTTGAGACAAAATCGTAGAAGAATTCCGCTGTTGTGACGGCTGTGGGATCCGGGAATGGTATCGAAGCGGGGGTTTCTGCCACCACCACTCTCCAATTGGTACCTCCCGAGAAACTTGCGCCTGTCACGGTCAGCGTCTGGTTGCCGTTGATCAAAACTGTGATATTGCTGTAGCCAGCAGCCCACGGGGAGCCAGAACCAGCGAAATGCGAGTCGAATCTTTCCAGCAGAGTTTCTAGATATATGTCCTCTACTCCGGTGAAGTCGATGTTGTTGCCCGACCAGGATGCCGATGTGTATGTATCTATCGCATCAGTGTAGAGGCTATCGCTTTTGCTACTGTTG